TGACAGCGGTCCGTGCTCGAGGCCCCGTTGTTGCGGTCGGCGAAGGCGACAAACAGCCCATTGCCCCAGCTCAGACTGCGCGCCACGAACCGGGCATTCCCCGACGTACTGCGGGAGGTCCACGTCGCGCCCCCATCGGCGGAGGTCATCACGTTGGTGCTCGAGGAATTGGCCGTCCCGAGCGCGACGACGATCGACCCGTCGTCGGTCGCCGCCACCGAGCCCCACCCGCCCCCCGTCGCCGCGGTCACGGCGGTCCAGGTCACGCCGTCCGGCGACGTCATCACCTGCTGGGCCAGCGAGGCCACGACCGCCACGGCGACCCACTGCTGAAACGCCCCGCCGACCCAACAGAGGTCGGCGAATTGACTGGCGTTCGCGGCGAGGTACCCGGACCCGCCCGGAATGTCGTGCTCGACCCAGGTCGCGCCGCCGTCATCCGAGGTCGTAATCACGTGCGTGCTGGTCCCTCCGGTCGCCGAGAGCGGGGACAGCGCGCAGAGTTGGCCAAGGTCCGGCGACCAGGCGATCGCGCGATAGCCTTTTTGGAAGCCGGGATTGACGTTCACCCACGTCAGCCCGTCCGTCGATGTATAGAGGTTGTTCGTACTGGTCGCACTGGACGCCGTGCCACAGGCCCACCACGCGGCGAGCTCCGGCACCCAGATGATCGAGCTGAAGGAAAACCCGGAAGGGTAGCTTGGAACGGTCAGCGGCGACTGCCAGGTGATCGCCATTACCGGCGCACCGCGAGCGGCGGGCGCCACCCCTGGCCCATCATCTTGCGGACGATACCCTCGCCCACCGCGTCGGCGAGTTGGCGCTTCGTCCGCTCATCCACAAGGCCGCTGACCTGGACCGTCGAATTCACGGTGATGGTCGCGCCGCCCGCGCCGCTACCCGACGGGAAGATGCTTGCGCCCGAGGGCACATACATCGGCTCCGGGCCCCGCTCGCCGACCATCGCCCAGCCGCCGCCGTAGTTCGACACGCCGTCGGCGAAACCGGGAATGCGCGGACCGGGATTCGGCGGGATTGCGGCGCCCCTCATGATCACCGCCACGATTTGCTCGAAGGACAGTCCCTGCTGGGCCAGCTGAAACGCCCAGCCCCCCTGGCCGCCCATGCCGGCGAGACCCTTGGCCACCGTAATGCCGCCGGCCGCACTGCCCGACATGCTGGTCATGAAGCTGTTCGCGCGCTCTTCGAAGTTTTGAAAGGTCACCTCCTGGGAGCCGCCCGCCTGCCGGCGCTTCTCCGCCTCGGCCGCCGCGTCAATGGCGAGCTTCTGCGCAATGAGCGCGGCGGTGTGTTTGCCGGCCGCGCGCGCGCCCGCCTCGTGCGCCTCGACCGAGTCCTTGCCGTACCCGCGGGCGGCATCCTGAAGCTCGTGATATTTCGCGAGTTGCGCGTCGAGCTCGCTGCGGAAAAACTTCCCGCTCGCCACCATCGCGTTGTAGGTGTTCAGCGCGTTGGTCGCCAGTTCTTGCAACGCGGGGATCGACTTCGTGCGGAACGCCTCGGCGAAGTCATTTCCGACGCCGGCCATCGTTTCTTTGGATTTCGCCGCTATCGCGGCATAAGCCGCCTCGTAGGCCGCCGTCGTCGCGTCCGTCCACTGGGTCACTTTCGCGAACGCCGCATCAAGGGTCGCGAACTCCTTCGCCGCCCAACTCTCGATCCGGCCGATCTCGAGTTCGTTCGCCGTGGCCCCGCGCGCCAGCCGCAGCGTGTAGAAGTCCTCCCAGTTCTTGGCGGCCCCCAAGAGCGCGCTGGCTTCGATCTGTTCCGCCGCCAGCGCCGCCGCCTTTTCCTTATCGCTCAACTTCGTCAGGGCCTCGCCCTGGGTGCCGGCCGCTGTCCCGGCGCGGTCGTGGGCTCCCGCGAGGGTGCCAAGCGCGCCGATGGACGCGACCGTCCCCGCCCGCGCAGCCTCCATCTTGACGCGCAGGCCTTCGAGCCGGGCCATCCACGCGGCCGTCGAGGCGTCGATGGCCGCGTGCGCGACGACCGTCTCCCCGATCGCGACCACGGAGCTTTTGATGGCCCCACCGAAACGCGCGACCGACTCCGCACTCCTGTTCACCGCGACGTCGACGGCGCCAGTGAGCAGCAGCGCCACGGACGTGATTTCCGCTTTGAGGGTAATGAACTCTTTCGCGACCATGCTCGCGCCGACGACGCCGAGCTTGGCGAATTCCACCGAGGCGATCGCGGCGCTATCGACCGCGGCCGCGATGGCCTTGACCAGCGACTCCTGACTCCCGCCGAACGCCTCGATCAGCATGTCCTTGACGCCGGCGAGCCCCGCTTCGAGGACCGGGGAGGTCGCGATCGTCTTCCCGAGCTCCTCTTCGAAATTCGCCCACGCCACCTGCGCCTGGGCCACGCGCTCATCCAAGCCGTCGGTCTGCTCGCCGAGCCGCTGCGTCGCGGCCCCGACGGATGCCAGAATCCCGATCCGCGCCGCTTCGATCTTGCCGGCGTCGGTCAGGTTGTCGCGGCTCTTGTTCAACGACGCGGCGTATTTGGTTTCCGCCGCTTCGAGGTCGATCTTGCCGGTCAGGAGGGCGAGGGCTTTCGTCTTGCCCGTCACCATCGCGTCGCTCATGGTGTCGAGCGCCGTTTTCACGTCGCCGCCCGTCGCCTGCGCGAGCGCGAAGGCGCCTTTCGACAGGATCGCAAACTGATCGCTCGTCAGGTTGAGCCCGGCGGCCATGTTCTGATTGACCACCTTCATCAATTCGAAGCTGGTCACGGTGTCGTGGGTGCCCTCGCGCAGCTTCCCGAGCAACTGATCTCCGAGCAGGCCCGCCTGCGCCGTCAGATGTTTGAAGTTCTCTTCGACGTCGGCGATGCTCGCGCCGCTCAGGACGGTCGTCCAGAGGTGCTCGCCGGCACTCACGAGCGTGCGGAAGGCGCCTTCGAGCAGGTTGATCGCCGCTTGCGCGGTGAAGAAGCCAGCGGCCGCTTCACCGATGCGCCCCACCATGCTGCCAAACGCGCCGGTCGCGTGGTCGGCGGCGGCGGCGATCTTCTGGATCCCGGGTGGGACCTCGATCCCCATCGCCCGCATCTTGGCGGCCGCGGCACTCGCCTGCGCCGCGAGCTTCTGGAGCTCGGCGTCGGTGAGCTTTGATACGCCGCCGATGTTCTCGACGGCCTGCACCGCGAGCGTCGCATCCTGGATCAGCTTGCGACCGGAGAGCGAGGTCTCCATCCGTTGCAGCGAGGACGTGACCTTGGACGCGCCGGTCTCGAAGCTGACCAGCTTCGTCTCGGCGCCTTGGACGGCCGTCGTGAAGTCCGCGAAGTCGGCGACGAATTTGCCGCTGATAGCCACGTGCGCGTTACTCCCCGGGCTTTGGTGTCAACAGATCGATGAGGCGCTGGTAGTCGTCGACGTCTAATTCACGGACCTGTCGGACGGTCCAGCCGCAGCGGACGGCAAGGGCAAGATCGGATCGGCGGGCGGCGTCGTAGCGCTCGTTTTTTTTTCGTCGGCGCGCGCCACGGCCTCTTTTTCTTCGTGCGCTTCGATCGCTTTGTGGATTTCCACGGCGCGCGCGCTTGTCAGATTGCGGATCGTGTCCGTGCGGACATTCTCTGGCAGGTCCGGCGACATGGGGACCGGCTCCCCTTTCTTGGTGAGGTTCCACGCGAGCAGATAGGCGTCGATCTTCGCGGTGCGCACCTCGCGGCGATTCACCCCGACCCCGTACGGCGAGATCCGCGCGAAGAGGTCCTCGGTCTCGCCGTGGTTCAGGCGCTTCTTGATGTCGACGTACTTGCCGTCGGTCAACGGCAGGCGGACGGATTCCGGATCGTCGAAGTCGTCACTCATGCGCGGTGTCCTCCGGCGGCCCAAGCCGCGCGGTCAGCTGATGGTCGACGAGCTGGCACGACAGAATCGGCCAGCGCCACTCGGTCTTCACGACGCACTTTCCGTCGAGCCCCTTCTTGGTGTGCATGGCGCAGAACACCAGCGGCGTCTGCGCCATCTTGAAGGCGTCCGACAACACGACCGTCGCGACGAGGTCCCACGCCGTTCCCGCCTTGTTACAGGGTGAGACGGTATAGCCGTGGATCCCCGCCGCGGTGTAGTAGTGCCACCGGATCGACCCGACGACGCCGGTGATCACGACGGCGTTACGCGGGCGCGACCGGAGTGGTCCACGCGTCGGCGGCGACGAAGGTGCCGCCCGTGGTGACACCGCCGTTGGAATCGCACGAAATCTTGCCGTCGACCCAGCCCTTCCCGCTGAAGAACTGCGTCACGAACAGGCGGTTCGGGATCAACTTGAAAAACGGCGCGACCGTCCCGAGGACCATTCCGAACAGAATCAGCCCCGCGACCGACTTGTCGTACTGGCCCGAGAAGCTGCCCTTGATGTCGGGCTTCCCCTGGACGTAGACGTGATTTGGGTCCTCGAAGCACGTCACCTTGGCTTTGTCGGTGCTCAGATCGAGGTCCCACTTGTCGAGCGAGACGAGCTGCACCGCGGTGGCGCCGCCGGTGGGGTCGGCGAGCACTTGCCCGTACTGTCCGTGGTTGCGATCAACGGCTGCCATGGTTTCTTCCTGTTCTCTGCCTGGGTTGTTTACGCGAGAATCGGCGCGGCGACGACCTGATAGCGCCCGCCGCGGTGCCACCAGCGAATCGACGGATCCACCTCGTCGACTTCCGTGAACCGCACGCGCGACTCGCGGCGCATCACCTGGAAGCCGTACCCGGCGACCGTGAGGGTGCCCAGCTGTAAGAGGGCCTCGATGCGCGCGGCCGCGGCTTTGATATTCCCGCTCCCGGTAGCCGGCTTCAGCTCCACGGCCTTGACGAGATAGATCGCGTCTTCGCTAGCGCGGCCCTCGAAGATCGGCGTGTCGTGCTCGTCGACGAGCGACACAATCACAAACCGCGTGCTGTTCCCGCCGGTCACGATCGACTTACCCGCTTCGTCGATGAACACGCCGTCCGGCAGCAGCGCCGTCAGCGCGCTATCGGCCTGCAGCTTCGCGACGAGCGCGCTGTCGATGTCCGAGGAATCAGGCATCGCCCGACACCAGGAGTCCCTTCCGCACGAGCAGCGCTTTGTGGTCGTCGTGCATGGCGCGGCGCTCGCGTTGCATCGTCTGGGAAAACAGCGGGTTGGCGGGCATTCGGCCGCGACTCGCACCCTTGTAAAAGCGCGTCACCTCCGAGCCGATCTCGAATGGCACCGCGTGCTTCGAGGTGTTCTTCACGACAGAGCGCGCGCCGAACGCCGTCCGCGTGTGCTCGACCGTGAGCTTGTCCCGCAGATCCCTGGTGCGCGACGGATAGCCCGCCTTGATGGTGGCGGCAGCCCGATTCGCGTGCGCTTCGACGATGTTGGCGCCTTCACCCGCGAGTTCCGCCGGCAACGCCCGCAACGCCGCTTTCAATTCCTCGAGGCCGGACCAGACGAAACGGGCCACTACGGCACCACCTCGACACACACGAGCTCGAGGCGGGTGTTCCGCTCTTCGGGATTCGCCACTCCCGTGATCGAGAATGTCCGGCCGCCGAAGATCAATCGGGTCCGCGTGGTGACGTCCGCCCGATAGCGGCCCTTGATGATCTGCGTGGCCGTCGAC